TACAATCAAAACTGCCCCTTAATAAATTTGTATGGAGTTGATTAAAAACATTCCAAGACCTTGAGAGTGGATCGTGTTTTGCACCAAATCAGTCTAGGCTTTTTAATCTCAGTGGCTAGCTATTTACCCATGCTAGTAGTCAGATTTTTTTGATCGTACATAAACTTAGTAAACTTTTTTAATTACTCAGTTATCAAAGCAGTCACGTCAATCTGCGGGGCGGGCGGTCAGTCCTTAAAAACCTTTATTTCTCCTCTGTCTGTCAATCTCCCTTGGAGATTAATTTCAAAATCAAATTCTGTCAAGAGAATATAATATAGATTTGTGCAATTAATTAACTTTTTAATCTAATATTGCACATTTAATCATTATAAACCTAATGTTCTAGCCAAAGTCAGAGCATTAAAAAAATTTCAGGCTGACGCTGAAAAATTAAAAAATACACAAAAAATGTCAGACATTCAGACATGCAGACACATTCAGACACAAAAAATGTCACAAAACTTGCCACAGCCACATCATAACCACGCTGTAATTGTTACTGACTGTGCGATACCGCCTATCACACATAGGATAGTTAGTCCTATTTGCCATGCCCCTCGCTTAAATTTACAAATAAAAAAATTGACACCCTACCCCCTGTAAAAACCGACCCCCGAGATGGTTCCATCGCAAATGCGTGTGCGGGGGGAACCTACTCCCTTAGTTTTTGAGTATTAACTTTACAAATTTTTTATTTTTTTTTATTATATTATAAAATTGGGGGGTGTCTGGAATGTCTGGAGTACCTAAGAGTGGCAAGAAGAATTAGTAAAGTTCCCAAACGGTTAGAAAATGCCGTTCAGTTAGAGAATGAACTAGCAAAAGTTGAACAAGAAGATATGTTATTGCAGCATCCCTCTTTTCTTGGAAACCAAAGACAGTTTATTGACCGTATATATCAGTATTTACCCGATATGGCTGACAAATTAGTGTCTTATATGACCGCTCAACCAGAGAGAGTTTATGGAAATAATGGCACTGTGCAGCTTATGGTACCAGAAGACCGTGCTTTAACAGATGGTCAGCTACAATTATTCAAAATGGTTTTACAAAAAGGCTTACCTAACCAAGCTCCCGTTAGTATGCAAGGTAAACAGAACCCAATGGAGTCTGGAAAGGTTAATATTACTATAAATCAAACTGGACCAAGTGTTGATTTTGATACTTTATCCGCCCCTGTTGACGGTGTTATCCAAGGAAGAGCCGAGAAAGTAAATACTTTATCCTTTAAGAGACCTACTAAAAATGACTGATGTTACTTTTGAGGCACATCATGCCCAGCAATTAGTATTAGAAGACACTCACAGATTTATTACTTTGGTATGTGGTCGAAGATGGGGCAAGGACCACATGGCTGCTATAAAAATTTTATCTCATAGCTTAACTCACAAGAGTCCTCGAGGTAAAAAATTATATGCATGGTTAAATCCCGTCTATAACCCGCAAGGGAAAGAAAGTTTTAGAGTGTTTAGAGCTTTTGCGGAGAGTGGTGGTTTAGTGGAGAAGTGTATTGAGACACCTCCTATGGAAGTTCGTTTAATAAATGGAGACAGGATTACATTTTTCTCAGCCGATCAACCAGATAACCTTCGTGGTGGTCAGTATGATGGAGTAATATTGAATGAGGCAGGTTTTATTTCTGATCTAGATGAGCTTTGGTCTGGTCCTATTGCTGCGATGTTATTAGATAGAACAGGTTGGGCATGGATTATGGGGACCCCAAAGGGTAAAAATGCTTTTCATAAATTTTATCTTAGAGGTTTAGACAAAGAATTAGAGAACGGAACACCTAATCCTTGGAAGACTTACAGGTTTCCAACCAAGACTAACCCTTTTATCAGTGATGAGGAACTAGATAGACTTCGTGATGAATTACCTTCTGATATGTTTAAACAGGAATTCATGGCTGAGTTCATGGATACAGGAGGTGCAGTCTTCCGTGGCTTAGATCAAATGATGGCTCGAAGTGAGAACACTACTTTATTACCACAAGCTGATGGATGTCGTGTAGGTATTGACTTAGCCAAGCACACTGACTTCACTTGTTTGGTAGCTTTGGATTCAAGTAATAATGTAATTGGGTTTGACAGGTTTAACCAACTTGATTGGTCAATCATAAGTCAACGTATAGAATATTTTTGTTCAAGGTTTCGTGGCAAAGTTATTATGGATGCCACAGGTGTTGGTGATCCTATCTTTGAAAATCTATCCAGTAAGGGTTTAGCAATAGAACCAGTAAAATTTACTAATGAAAAGAAAGCACAAATGGTACAGAACCTGATGCTTTTAATAGAGGAAGGTGTTTTAAGAATACCTCAACCAGGAACAATTGCAGATCCAAGTCACGATACTACTCATTTATGGAGAGAGTTAGAGGCTTACTCTTATAGTATCACATCAACAGGAAGAATAAGATATGAAGCTCCTAGAGGTTTTCATGATGATGCAGTAACCGCATTATTCCTTGCAGCTTCTTCTATGCCGTTAATGATGAACGCAACAATTAATAATATAGACCTTGATAATGTACGAGGAATAGGAGAATTAGAAAACTCTTACTAGCTTTTTGTTAGAATATAGTGTAGATTTATGTCTATGTCTTGGGGTATAATACAGTTATGGATAGATATAATGCAGCCTAAAAACATAAACATCAAGAAAGCAAAGAGACCAGTAGTTAAAACTAAAGGCAACATGAAGAATGGTTGCATTATTATGGAAAAGAGTGATGCAATTCATTTTGCACCTCGTAGAAAGAAAACATAAGGATTAACATGGCAGATAAACGAGGCGATCAATCAGGTTTAGATTCAATAGTCTATAACACAGACAAAATAGCTGACAATGCTGCGGGGGAAAGAATGAATGAGATTGTTGGTCCCGATGTAATGGGTCCACAGGTTAACCCTATGGAGGCTATTAAGAATGCTAGAGATGACGTTAAGAGAGATATTGTTAACGATATACAGGTGGTTGAAGAATATAGTAGATTATCTGATGCAGAAGACCCTGAGTCTACTAAGCCAGATATGGGATCTATTAGAGACCGCATGGAAGTGGTTAGAGCAGAAGTGCAAGTGGGAGTGGACCAAGTTGCTCGTGCACTGGATAACTCTGAAAACGCTGCACAAAATTTGGATAAAGATACAGAAAAGAAAATCGTAGACTTTGTACATTCACACTTTGATTTAAGCTATGACCGTATATCTAAGAGATATGACTACTGGTCAGATGCAGAGGTAACTCATGATATTTACGTTCCAAGCAGAGTTGTTGATGATGTTAGATCTGCTAGAACAGCTTCCGCAGGGAGTAATAATAGCACTAACTCTCGTAACTCTAAAAAATATAGGCTAATTGATCAGATTAAAACACCTTACAGTCGATCTATATCTGATACTATTTGTACTTATAACTTAGCCATATTTGGTGGAGCACCCCCTTTCAGAATTGAAAGGACTAGTATGGAGTCTGATAGAAGAGCCGCCAGACTTTTAGAAAGAAGACTACACCACAATATGAGAAAAGTCGGATATGAGCAAAAGCTCTATCAGATCTTTCTAGATAACAATAGATATGGAATGGCTCCAGTTGCTAACTTCTATGGTAAGGATGGTAACACACCAGTAAACATAGACCCTTGGGCATATTTCCCAGATCCAAGAGTCACTGCTCAAAATAGACACGAAGCAGACTTTGTTGGATACAGAACGTGGGCAAGTTTAACTGCTTTATATAGACGTGGACACTATCAAAATTTAGATAGATTAGAGAACACAAGACCTAATGTTTCGTGGAATTCCAATCAATTTTTGAAAGACACTATTCGTGATCAGAGCATAGACCAAACCCTTTCTGGGAGTTATACTAGCGACTATAAAAATCACTTCGGACTTGGTCACGCTCATGTACTTAACACTCTTTATGTTTTTATGGACCCAAATCGTTTGGGCATATCCGCACCGTTCGGTCTTTATCGTATTGTGGTGGCAGATGAAAGTGTCGTTATACAGTTTGATCCATCGCCATATCCGCATCAAGATATACCGCTTATCCACGGAGAGGGGCAGTATGATGCACATAAAACTTTTTCATCCTCACTCTATGACTTGATGATGCCTTTACAGAGGTACCAAGATTGGTTACTTCGTACTAGAGTTGAAAATGTACAGAGTATTGTACAGAACAGATTAGTTGTTGATCCTAACAGAGTTAACATCAGAGACATATTAGATCCTAATGCAGCCAGACTTGTTAGAACTCTTCCAGGTGCTAACCCATCTGATGCCATACTTCCTTTAACAGTGCCTGATGCTACTAGAAATTACTTTAGTGATTTAGATACTACTGGACAATTAATGCAAAGACTTGCAGCAGCTAGTGATACTGCTCAAGGAATACAATCTGAGACACAGAGAACAGCTACAGAAATAGCCAGACTTACATCTCTAGGTCAACAGAGATTGGGAATGCAAGCTAGATTACTTTCATCAACAACTATGAGACCTTTAGTAAGACAGATGATAGCCAATTTACAATTCTTTGAGGTAGATGGTGGTATGGTCACCTTACCCGAAGAAGTATCCGCAGAGAATCCTAGTGGGGATGTTAGATATAATAGATCAGAAATCATGGGTGATTTTGATTATGTTGTAGTTGACGGCACTTTACCCACCTCACCCGAAGAAAACTCCGAGAACATAACCAAAGCTATACGAACTTTAGCTGAGACAGGTCTAGGTCAATCTTGGGATATGGATAAATTCGTAGAAAGATTAATTGAAAGTTTTGGTTTTGAGGATGTAGAAAATTGGAAAAAGAGTCCGAGCGAGGTTGTTCCTGATGAACAGATACAACAACAATTACAGGCGGGGAACATCGTGCCTATGTCACAGGCGGTACAGGAAGTTGGTCAACCCACAGAGATGGGTCCAGAGCAAATGGCGAGCTTGGCGAACCAAAACCCCCTTGGCTGATTTAGATGATGTTCATAAGGTATTTACAATAGACTGAGGTAAAAGATTGGCTAAACAACTTAAAAGTACAGAGTTGTCTAAAGGTTTTGAGAAATTAAAAGACAATTATTTTTGGCAAAAATATCAAGAAAGAATTCTGGCAGAATTTAATAGGGTGGAAACCGCATTAATAAGTAATGCAACTGCTGATGCAGATCAATTACGAGTTTGTGCGGCATTAATGTCGGCATTCCGCACTGTGCTTGATCTTCCTACAAAAATGGTGGGAGATGCTCAAGCGGAAGAGGAACTAGAAAGGCTCAATAAAGATGGCGATTAATCCAAGTGAAGCAGACGTAACTGCTATGAAAAACCCAGGATCTGGGGCAATAACAGATCCAAACCAAGCTATAAATCCACCTGCTAATGCACCTACTCCACCTACAGATGCAGAAGCTAATCCAGATAAATCAGGCTTTGATGCAGCATCTAGATTAAAAAAGAATGATAGAATGCCCGCTGATTTTGATTTTGAAGTAACAAATAATCCTGATCCACGGGGTGATATTGAAGTTGGTGATGCTAATGTACAAGATACTCCAACCGCAGAAGCAGATCCTATATCAAGAACTATTACTATAAAATATCGTGGTGAGGAAGAAGCTATCCCCGAGGACAAAGCAGTAACTATGCTCCAACAATTTAAATCCGTTGAGAGTAAGTATGGTCCTCTTATGGAACTATCACGAAGAATTAGTGAGCAGACAGGTGTTACAGACCCTAATCAATTAGCTAATATGATTGGTCAGAGTATGTTAAATGCTATGAATAACTCTAATCAGGATACAACTAAGACAGCAGAACCAAAAGAAACACCTGCTGAATTAACTAATGATCCTAGAGTTCTTGCTAAAAATGTAATGTCTGATGAAGATGCATCAACTAGAGCGAAAGCATTTTTTGAAGAGAATGGATTACAACCAACTGATGATGCATTCATGGCTATGCAGAATATGTTTAAGTATTCTAAAGCTGTTGAAGAGGCTGCAACTATACTCCCTACTCTCATGGAAGATGTGAATAGTTTTAAAGCTGCACAGGAATTAAGTGCAACGAGAGCTAATCAAACTTTAGTTGATTCACAAGCCGCAGCAACTGCTCAAGAATTAGGTATTGATACAGAAGCAGATTTCAATGACTTTATATCTTGGGTTGATATGCAGGATCAAACTTTTGGTAATTATAAAGCTGCTATCGGAAGTAATCCCGCAGCAATGGACAAAGCCATAAGAGATTACCATGCAATCACTACAGGTAATAAAAGTGTTGCTGAACAAACTGCAATGAAAATGAATGTTGAGAAAAATATTTCTCGTGCAGGTGGTGAAACTGTAGCTTCAAGAGGTTCAGATGTACCGATTGGTAAAGAGCCTCAACAAAGTTTTAGTAACCAAATGTTAGATTTATTATAAAAAAAATTAATTAGACATAGACAATAATGTTGATTTATGTCTGTGTCTGATGTATTTTAAATATGTCTAATTATGAATGCCTACCAGACGGCAGTATTTAAACTAAAGACCAAACGGGAAACTAAGTTTATTTACATACAACCCGAGGAGCAGTCGAACAGACGAACTATATTTAACTCTAACCTAATGAGGTGATTACTATGACTACTCTTGGTATGAGGGGAACAGGTTCATTTGCAGCCGATCATCGCCCCGAAAACTATAGAGAGAAATACCTAATGTTAGAGCCGAATGGTTCGGCTCCGCTTACGGCTATTCTCTCAATGCTTCCATCAGAAGCAACAGACGATCCAGAATTCCATAACTTTAGGAAGGATCTACCTAGCTTTACCTTTACTCACTCAGGTGCTGTATCAGGTACTTCAGCTACAACTTTAACCGCAACTGCTGCCGCAGATGCTGCATTCTTCCGTGTTGGAATGTTAATTAGGAACTACCGAACAGGTGAAGTTGCTAAGATTACTGCAACACCAACTGCAACAACTTTTACAGTAACAAGAGGTGTTGGTAACAGTGGAACAGGTGTAGCTATTGCAGCTAACGACACATGGTTCATGGTCGGAAATGGTAATGCTGAAGGTGGTGACACTCCAACAGCAGTAAGTTACGATGCATCAAGCACCGAGAACTTTTGCCAAATTTTCAGAACACCATATTCAATCACAAGAACTGCTATGCATACTAACTTCAGAACTGGAGATCAGTATTTAGAGAAGTCTCGTGATGCTTTAAAAGAGCATATGGTAGGAATGGAAAGAGCAATGTTGTTCGGTAAAAAGGACATCGTAGCAGGTTCCGCAGGTATGCCAGAAAGATACACTGATGGTATCTTTAATTCTATTACTACTAACGTAGAAGATGCGGCAGCTAACTCTAACGCTAACCGTTTAACAGAAGCTGAGTTTGATACTTTCTTGGCAGAAAAAGCATTTGCTTTCGGTTCATCTGAAAAGTTAATGTTATGTGGATGGAAGGTTGCAGAGCACCTACAGACACTAGCTAAGTCAAGATATCAAATCAACAGCACTGGAACTGGTGATTCATATGGTGTTAACTTTACTACTTACAATACTTTTGCAGGTACATTACAAGTTAAAACTCACCCAATGTTCAGACAGATCCCAGGTGCTCAGTATGATGCAATTATCTTAGATACTAAGGATTTAAGATACAGATACGTTGACGATACTCAATTGTTAAAAGATCGTCAGGGCAATGGTGTTGACGGTGTCACAGACGAATATCTAACAGAAGCAGGTTTAGAAATTCTTCAAGAAAAGACACACGCCATCATCACTTCTTGGCAGTCATTAACATAGAATTATCTATGTACTTTAGAGAACCATCTTTCATGGTGGTTCTCTTTAAACTTACAGGAGACAAGATTGACACCTAAAAAAACAATTAAATTTTTTGCTAAAAGACCAAATATGGAAATAACCATTGATGGAAAAGTACATCCATTTCACGGTGGTGAATTAGAAGTTGATTTAAAATTAGCCGAACAAATTAAACAACATCATCTCTATAGAAGATCTCATATCTTTTGTGATGAAGATGCTATTATTGTGAATGGAAAAGTTCAAACAATTAAAGATAATCCTCGTATGCAAGACCTTGCTGCCGAGGCAAAACAAAATAAAGAATTAAGCATTTTTTCTTTTCCCGCTAGAACAAGTGTTATTGTTGATGCGGGTCCTTATAAAATTCAATTTCAAGATGGTAAAGCTGCCATAGGCAAGAAAGAAGCAGATTGTCTAAGAAGGCATGTCTTTTTCAGACAAGGAAAAATTGTAGAATTAGAGGTAAGTAATGGTTAGCTATAACTCAGGTGGATCTGGTACAGGTCAATTTTCTACATTATCAGAATTAATTGATGATGCATTAAGGGAAATGGGTGAATCAAGTCCAACTGTTTTAAAGAATTTAGAAAGCGAAAGATTTTTAAATTATGCTAACAGGGTTGTTGCCGATATTAATAGACACCCCTCTTTTCTAGATGTTCTCGATAACTCTTATGATGATCAAACAGGTTCTATAACTAGCGGTACAAATGAGTTAATTGTATCATCAGGCACCGTAACCTTTAGTACTTATACACCTGTAAAGATTGCTGGTGCAGGTCACAGTGGTTCTGATCTTTATAGTTTTGTATTAGGAGCCAAGACAGTGAGTGGAAGCACGGTTGCAGGTACTTATCGTATTGCAGATACAGCCGACACTACTGTATCTAATGTCGCTGTTTCTAACCCATATAAAACAAGAATTAAAAGATACACTGCTATTGGTAATCATAGAGCAATTGATGATGAAGTTATGATTGAGGGTCTCAAGAGTTATTACTCAATAGATGACACTGACACAAATAATACAGGTCTAATTACTTTAAGAAGTGGGATATATACAAACACTCTTAATAATTGGATTGGTTCACTAACAAATATTCAAGGGGCACTTACAGTTGAAATAAATGAGTACACCTAATGGCTCGAAAACTTTTTTCATATAATAGATTTTTAGGACTAGACACTGTCACAAGTCCTTCAAATATGTCTGAAAGGTTTTTAGTAGAACTATCTGATGCTTATATAGATTTTAGAGGTCAGATAATTAAAGGTCCAAGTATTAATAAATTATCAGGTAATACTGAAAAGCATTATAATATAAGACATTACGGTGCTGGAGATTTAGTTCGATATATTTTTAACGGTAATAATATAGATATTAAATCTAATTCAGCAACTCAATCCACTGCATTTAATACAAGCACAACTGCAATCACACCTATAGCAACTGTTAACTTCGATCAAAAACAATTTGCGTTTATGTCTGGTCATAATCCATTTCATTTTAATGGTTCAGCATTCACTACCGTCAGTGGATTTGGTTCAACAAATTTTTCTAGTTTAGGCTCTTATCCAAAAGGTGGATTTGCTGTAAATATTTTAAATCGTTTAGTTGTTGCAGGTATACCAAACCGTGATACAGAAATACATGTAAGTGAACAAGATAGCTTTGTTAATTGGAGAACTAATACATCAAGTGGCACTACACCAAATCAAACTGATGGCAGTATTATTGATGTAAAAAATCAATTTACCTCTAGAGATACTATTCAAGGTCTTGCTGTATTAGAAGGTGATAAGTTAGTTGTTTTTGGTCAGAATGAAACCTTAGTATATTTAGCCGATACAAATATAAATTTATGGGAAATAGCTAGAGACTTTAGAGTGCCTATAGGCATCTTTGGTAGGAACACCGCAGTCAATGTCGGAACGGATGTATTCTTTTGTAGTAGATTTGGAGTGCACAGTCTGAAACGTGCAGCTTCAGGTTTGACACTTGAGACCGTGACATTCACAAGAGAGATACAAGACTTATATCAATCTTTAGTAGATACGGTTCCAACTAGTGGCAGTTTTACTGAACCTCATGCTGTGTGGGATGGTGAGATTGGGCAGTATCATATTTTCTTCCCACAAAATTCTACAGGCACATCCTTTACAAAACTAACATTTACTTATGATCCATCAGCAGGTCGTTCTGGTCATCTAAGTTTTAGCAATACTACATCTCATAACAGTACATGTGGATCTTACTTTGCCAGACCAGACACGTCTTCTGGAGTATCAGCATTACAAATGGGAACCACGTCTGGATATGGTGATGGTCAATCACTGACACAGTCCAACAGTATGAGTGTGAGAACTCCACTCTTATCTCAGGGTTCACCTGATACATATAAACATTATAAACGTCTGATTATTCGTGCTGTCGGAACGGCAGACTTTGTTGTAACGATATTTGATAGTGAGAATAATCAACTCCAGCAAACTACAGTTCGCCCTGAGAATGATGGATTTGCTTCAACTTCAGGTATTAGTAATGATAGTACGAGACCTATCGATATACCAATACCTCATAGATCAAAAAGTATTAGTGTTAAGTTCACTTGCACAGCAACAGGAGAATTAAAAATATTAGATTTTGCTTTAATAGTAGACACAAAATAGTGTATATTTGTGTCTATGTCTGGTATTATAGTAGAAAATAATGTAGATTATAAGAGTATTTTAACATTATGTCTGGGATCTGAGGTTCACAGACAGTGGTTTGTAAAAGACATAGAAAGGCTTTTTATCAAACCGTTAGAAGATGATCTAGCTAGATTGTTTTACAGGGATGGCAAGATCATTGGATTTGGAAGTTGGGCATTTTTATCCGATGAGGTACAAGATGCATTCAAATCAGGTAGTCGCAAACTACAGTCTGAAGATTGGAAGAGCGGAAACAATATCTGGGTAATTGATGCAATCGCACCAAACAAGGAGATTGGGTTTGTAGGTAGATGGTTAAGAAGTCATCTCGTTCCCTACAGTCAACAACTTGGAACTAACCGTTGCAACTGGTTAAGACGAAGACCAGATGGTTCGGTAAGAAAAATAGGTTTAGTGATTGCGAATGATATTCGACAGACAAATATGGAATGATAATCACACTTTCACAGTGGCAGACTATGTAGATCCTTTTGAGCTAAAGTATGGCTTATTTGGTGGCGATGGTGGCGACAGCAGTGGAGGTGGTGGCGGATCTGATATTGGTGGTGAAGTTGGAAACCCAGGAGACTCTTCTGGTGGTGGCGGTGGATCTGATATAGGTGGCGAAGGTGGCGGCTCTGGCGGTGGAGATTCTGGCGGCGGCTCTGGTGGTGGAGATTCTGGCGGTGGAGATTCTGGCGGAAGCTCTGGCGGTGGTGGAAGCTCTGGCGGTGGTGGAAGCACTGGCGGTGGAACTACTTTCGGTATAAACGGAGTATCTAAAACTGGTAGTACTGCATCAGATGCAGCTATAGGTTATACATCTTCTGCGGGATCAGGTGTAGCTGGTTCTAATTTTGATGCTCTACAAGGTGCAAGTCAATCTACTGTAAATCAAGCAGTTGAAATGGCTAATCAAGGTGCAACTGTTTCCCAGATTGGTGATATGCTTGCAGGTTCTCAAGGCACTAGTTCAATAGCAGGTTCATCGAATGCAAGCACTATTGCAAATTTAAGCAGAGGTGGAAAAACAATATCTGGTTATACCGCTACAGGTATGCCGACTTATGATAGTACAAGATCCACAACTGCTCCAGATGTTATATCAAATATTGTTGGATCAACTACAGGCAATGTAGTTGGATCTGGTTTTAGCTCTGTTACTAATGCATTAAGAGATGATGACTTTAGTGGTTTAATGTCTGCAAGATCAGATGCTACTGGTGTTCAAGGTTATGACAATGCCAGTAAGATGAATGATGCAGGTATGAGTTATGGTCCAATGGGTTTTGGTCCACCTGAGTTAGATCCGTTCGGTGGTCGTGGTCAAGATGTAAGTACATTAACAGATATAGACAACACAGGTTTTGATAGAGATGCAGAATCTGCTGGGTTAGTTGGTGGTCTTTTTGGTGGCTCTGTTGTAGAGAGTGACAAGAAAGGTTTAGATGTAGCAGAAATAGCTAAAGGTTATGGAAGAGATTTTGGTTTAAATTTTGGTGCCTTTATGAACACACCGAATATGGCAGGTGTGACACCAACAATGGCTATGTCAAAAGATACGTTTGCACCCTACTCTGACTTCAGCACTAAATTAGGGGGTCAAGCTCCAACATACGGTGTTACTTTAGCGGATTATAATTTTAATAAAGACGGCACTGTTACAGGTCGTTTCAGTGGTCAGAACCAAGGTTTCTTTGGCTCACAACTCGCAGGAGTCTTTGCACCATTTATGCCTACAGCTATAGCACCTGCTTTTCAAGCAGCAAGAGTTGCAGGTGGTCTTATTGATTCATCTAGAAAAGGTACATTCTCCACCGTGAGCAACATGTTAGGTTTGGTAAGTCCAACTGCTGCGTTAATTACAACACCAATTAATTTTGCTGCACAGGCAATGGGTAAAGATGTAGATGCAATGCTAGGTCTTGGAGCAAATCAAGGCTACATGTCTCAAGTGTCACCAACTGATATGTCGTCTGATGACAACAACACTCAATCTCAAGTTAATGTAAGTAAGGCACCTGTTACAGAGAAACCAACTCAGGAAATAAGGTTACCAGACACAGCACCGACTGACTTAATAAAACGTAGAAAACGTAAGGCAGGTGAAGATATCTATGGAGTATCAAGTTCTTCACCATTTTTAAACTACAGTGACGATATCGATATCTCTGGTATCGGAAGTTTTACTGGTTCCGCAAGATCAGGACAATTTAAACAAGCACCAACAGGAAGATAATTATGGCAAGCATATTTAAAAAAATTGGAAATTTTCTAAACAAAGATGAAGTCAGAGCAGGTCTAGCTTTAGGATCTACACTAGGTGGCTTCGGAGCTTTTGATGGTATGAAATATGGAGACACGATCAAGTCTACATTAGGAGGTCTCAATCTGGCTTCTGGACTTAGAGCAGGTGGTACAAGTGGTGCCCTGCAAGCTGGTCTAGGTGGTTATGGTCTTGCTCAAGGTTTAGGGAAAGTAGGAACATTTGGAAACACTTTTGATACGTTGATGGGTAACAAACAAGCTAGTATGTCACCAGCAAATCGAAATACATTAAATACAACTTATGCAAATACATTCGGTAAAGGCAATGCTTTACCTGCTAATGTTTCAAAATCAAAAGTACCATTATTTAGTGATGGTGGTAAAGCAGCATTTGATGAAGAAACAGGAGGACTTTTTATACCTACTGGAAATGTGTCTTCTCAACAACCCTCAAAACAATTAAGTGTTGATGGTGGTTTATATGCTGCAAATAATCGTGTTGTTAATAATGCAGCCAATAATCAATACCTTAATACTGCGGGTATGATGTCAGTCCCTAATACAAATATGAATGTAGACCAACAGATGTCTTTAGCTAGTAACAATTTGCCAACTGGTGGTGGTCAGAGATCTGATAATTTTAATGTACTAACAGACACCAATAGATCTGGTGGTTTTGGTTTTAGTAATGATGGTGGAAAAGGTTCTAACTTTGCTAGTTTTCAAAATGTAAATGCAGGTGGTCAAGATATCTATTCACCTTATGGAACTTCTGCCCCAGGTTTTTACCCAAACACTGTCCCTGATAGTAATAACGATGGTAGCTTTACATTTAAAGATTTTAGTTTTGAAAGAGTGATGGATAATATTGTTGATAAAGCAATGAAAGATCCATTACAGGCAGTAGCCGTTGGATCTGCTCTTGTAACTGCGTTTGCTGATGATCCAAAAGAAGAAGCAGCAAAACAATATGCAGCAGAGATGGCTAGGGTAAGAGCACAAACAGATCCAAATAGTGACTTCGGTCAAAACTATATGTCTAGTTTCTCCGACAGAAGAACTAAAGAATTAGATGATGCTTACACAAAAGCAACTTCTGATTTCGTAGCCACTATGTCTAAGAGAGGTATGTTAGACAGTACTGTATTCACAGAGGGTAAAGCCTCACTTGATGCAAAGTTTGCTGAACTAAAAGCAAAGATCCCATTTGATTCACAGATTGCATTACAGGATTACCAGAAAGCACAACTTACAAATCTTAATCTTGGATCTCAAGCCGCATATCGTGGTGGTGCACTGAATGCAGGTATAGAAAACCCATTTAGCAATAGTTTCAAAGCAGCCGTAGCAAGTACAAAATCATAGGAGTTTTTTATGGCAAGTTTTTACACAACCGTTTCTAGGATAGGTCAGTTAGCAGGCGGCTTAGATGTGGCTCAGAAAACAAAAGAAAAAGAAATAGCAGCTAAGAACGAACAGATTAGACAGTTCAATCTTGGTCTAGCTAAAGATTATGATATTGCAAAAATGAAAGAGTCAGGTCTCGATACTAGAAACTTGAGAACAAACTTATCAACAATTACTTCTGCTAAAATTAAATCAGGTGCTAAAGGTAACTTAGGTCTTAGTAACTTAGGAAACGTTAATAAGTTAATATCAGATTCTATCATTGGTTCTGGTATGCTTAACAAAGACTATTATGATAGTGAAGGTAATATAAAACCTGAGTATCTTGGTTCTCTTTCTGGTCTTCAAAACATTATTAGAGACAGAATTCTTGAGTCTGGCTCAAATGATATTTCAACTATAACTGGAATTATTAATGATACCTTCCAACAACTAGGACCAAGTATTGATCAAAGTGGTGGTGCTCTTGGTTTTAATGAAACAGTTACTAATCAGATAACAGGTCTTAAACAAAAGTATCTCGAAAGTACTGATAGACCTGCGTTTTTACAAAATTTACGTCAGAGATTAATGCAAAAGTACAAGTCAACTGCACTTGTTAACAGAATAATATCAATGATTACGTCAGGAAATTAATATGGCTTTGAATGATGGCTTATTTGCTAATCCTACTACAGGTGAAAGTGATTTTGGTGCGAGTAAATTAAAAGACAGTCAAAGAGCTTTTAAGAACTTAGCACCTCAAATGGATCAAAATACTGATGAATTAAAGAAAGTTATTTCTCAATTCACTCAAAGTAGAAAAACAACACCACAATCTCAAACAACAAATCTAGATTTAAGTGACATCATGGCAGAGTTTGGTGCCACGGATTACGAAGAAAGTGAAGGTGCTGAAGGAGGTTTAGCAGGTTTTTGGGATGCTTCAATGGCAGCCGCAGGTCAAGGTTTCAGTGATGCTATTTTAGGTTCATCTCTTGTGCTTGGTGATCTAGAAACAAACATGTTAGCCGCAGAACAAAAATATCAAAAAAGTTTAGGTGCTCCTAATAAGAGACTTGGGTATGATGAAAATAGTTTTTCAAGATTTTTTGATGCTGATTGGTTAGGTAATGTAGCTGGTGGTACAATGCCAACTTTAACAGGTATGTTTGGTGGAGGTGCTATAGGTAGTATTAAAGGTTTCAATCCAGTTGCTACGCTTACTGGAGCAACTGTTGGTGCGGGTGGTGTGGCAGGTCTTCAAACTCTAGGTGGAACTTTTACACAAGCCTATAATTCTTATAGACAACAAGGAAAAGATAGTAAAGAAGCCTACAATTTAGCCTATGACGTAGCTAAAGTTGATGGTTTTAAATCAGGTGCGTTTGCATCTGTAGCAACATTAATAGCACCTTTACGGGTTACAGGTAATGTTTTAAAACCAAGTTCTCTTGGTGTTTCAGCTTCATTTAATGCAAGCAAACCAATGTTAGGACAAGCTGCTAGTCAAGCTGCACAACAAACCTTAATATTACAACCATCTTTAGAAGTAGCTGATGTTATATTATCTAATAAAATTGCTAAAGAAAGTTTTGATACAGGAAGGGAAATATATAAAGGTGCATTAGATGCAGCCGTTGGTTCTATCTTCTTTGATTTTCCAACAACATCCGCAGGTCTTGCTTATAACTATGCAAGAAGCGGAAAATTTAAAGCACCATTTAGCACAGACTCGGATAGTTCTACACCTCTTGGTATTGCCGACAATACAGGTGAAGCACGAACAGTTGATGGAGAAGTTTTAGGACCAGAGAATATACCTACAGTTTTTGATGAGGGTACATCAACACAAGCATCTGGAACAATAGTAGATTTAGATCCAAATGATTTTAAAGAAATAGATTTAAACCCAGAGAACCAAGCGGACAGAGTTAACTTCCTACAAAATCAAATAGTCCGTATGGAGGCATATGATGCTGACAAGAGAGCAAATAATGAAAATTATTCTGGTGATGTAAAAGTCGCAAACACTGTCAACTTTTTTAAATGGTTGTCTCAAGGTGATAAGATAATACAACAAATTAATTCTATTAAAGATGTAGCTACAAGAAACAGTGAAGCTAATCAAAGAAAATTAGGTGATGCACAAGAGAGAGTAGCAATCACTAAACTTATGATGGACCCAGTAAAGAATGTGGTGGTTCCACGATATGTATTTCAAACTGCAAATGGTCAAGTTTATAGAGTGGTGTTGAGTAAGAATGGTAACCCATTAAGTCCATTTCAAAAGTCAGGTAAACCACAGAAGACCCACATTACGGTTTTTGATCCTACCAGTAAAACTGGAACTCGATCCCTTGCTAAATCTAGTGGCACCTTATCTTCTAGTGGTGTACCTGTCCCTAAGAATATCTTGCTGACTGCTGCCGTCTATAGCCGTTTAGTCAATGCAAGAAACAGAATGTTTGCAGAGATGGATGAAGCAGATGCTTTTGATGCAGCGAACAGACCACAAGAACAATTAACACAGACAGAGCAGACACCAAAAGAACCAACAGAAAGACAATCCGAAGCTCAAGAAAAAATTGCAACTGCTGCTGAAGGACAGACATCAGAAACTGTGATACCTGTCACACAGGACAATGCAACACAGCCACCACTACCCTTCAACCAGACACAGACACAACAAACTCAGTCAGGCACACAGTACTTTGCTGATCCTGAAACTGGACAGTTTGATATGAATCAAGGTTTTGATTTTTCAACTAGACCAGAGCAAGACCAGATAATTGATCAGGCAGAAGCTGAGACAGAGATCGAGTATACCCAAAAGACTACAAAGCCAAGATTACCTGATGGCAGTATTGACACTGCTTCTTCTCCAATAACATCTCTATCAGATGGAAAGAATACTTTATATACATCGAGAATGGCTACAGGTATAGACTCTTTTGTAGGTTGGTTTCAAGTTGATGAAAAAGGTTTTAACTTAGAGACACCTGCATATAGCTCCCCTATTCCAATTGGAAATAATAAAGCTGAAGCTATTGAGACCTTAAAGAATAAACTTGCTCAGATGTCTAATGATCAGAAAGTTAAGTTTGCTAGAACACAAGACATAAAGACTAATGATTCTATTCAACGAGCAGGCGAACTACCTCTTGGCGAGGGTATAGAAGCATTACTTACTAATGTTCCAGGACAAGACAAACCTGCTGTCAGACAAATTATAAATATGTTTGCAAAAACTCTAGGTAAAAATTTAGAGAAAGTAGATGTTGTAAACTTAGCCAGTTACCTAACAAGAATGGAAATAGATCCAGAGATTGCAGACGGAATGATTGGTGCATATCTCCGAGGTTGGATCAAACAAACTGAAGGCAATTTACAAAGAGGTGCCATTGCTATCAGACTTAATCAACAACCATCCGTAAGAGTTGAATCTTTAGCACATGAATTAGTTCATTTTGGTATCAAGATGAAAGGCATAACACCAGAGATGATGGTGGATATGTACAATAGTATTCCAGACACAGACTTCAATAAACAATTTATTGAGAATGATCCGTACTATAAAGACCTAAATATAGCAGACAAAGCTGAAGAGTATATTGCTTACACTCTCGGTGAGATGGTTGAGAATAGATATAGAGGTCCAGTAACAAGACGTAGTGGTGAATATGAAAACAAAATTCAATATTTTATCAGACAGATTATCAGAGCCGTTAGAGAATTCTTTGAGAGACTTACAGGTAAAAACTTAGTTGATGATTATCTAAACAACATCAAAACTAAATACGGAATGGATACAGAAGCAAGTAATCCATTCGAGGATCAGACTGCTGTCTATGGCAGAGTTCGCCCTGTCCCAGACAATAGACCAGACGTACAAGAACAAATGAATGTAGAGAACCCTCTTGCAGGAGGTAACTATATTGATCTAGACGTAGACAACAATGCAGACAGAGATGTCACAGGCAAAACATATACTGGCGTTGAGATTGCTATCAATGAAAGAGGTATACCATCAATGGTAACCAGTGATGTTGAAACTGAATTTGTACCACCTGAAGTGGTTACAGGTAAGATAGGTAAAGCTGTAAACTTAATAAACCCAAGTAAAAAAGCAAAGAAAAGAACTATGTGGGAATGGACAGATCGTGACAATGACACTGATCCAATACACACTTTAGTAACTGTAACTTCAACAAACAACCTTAGTATAGAGAATGGTGGTAATCAAAAAGTACAAACACCAACAGGTGGTAAAGGAGATCACCAATATGCACTAAAAGTCAATATGAATGGTGCAACTAAGTTAGCTACTTTCCCTGATAGTCCATCTCAACCACGTTTAAGACCAGTAATGTATGCACCTAATGTGGAGTTAGGACCTATTGTAGGTAACATAGTTTATAAAGGAAGGGATAAAACCCCAAAACCTGTGTACGAGTACATTACTTTATCTGATGCTACTCAAGATACAACACCCGTCTTTGCTAGAAAGAAAGGCGGAGATAGAGTCGGTATTGATACACCGTCTAAAAGTATCGAAGATATTCAAAGAGCAATACCAGAATATAAAAGAGCTTCAGTACAAAAAGCATTCAATACTGTTTCAAGAACAATTGATGGTCAAAGATTTACAGATTTAGATTTAAATGAAAGAGGTATAGGTTATGTTGGTAAAAAGCCTGTGTCTCAAATATGGCAAGAAACTTTAGATAAAGTTCCAGGTGCTAGAGCAGAGCTAAAGAAACTAGGTCTTGAAAACAAGATGGTTCCAAGAGATGATGATTTCTGGAATGCAGCTTTAAAATTACCAGACAGAGCTAGGTACTGGTATGAGATAAGCTCTGAGGTTGTAGGTAATTATTTCCCAGACATGACTTCTGTAGAGATAGAAAGATTTTGGGATGTAGTAGCAGCAACTAGTCCAATGGCAGACCCAATAGATAATATGTTTAGGACACTTGCTTTACTGTCTGAACATTATCAAAGTAAACCAATTACAACAGATTTGGTTAGTCCAACCGCAGTAACTACTGCTTTATCAGATGAATTTTTAGGAGCACCTAAGACAAGATCTTTTAGTGGCACATTCTTATATCTTAGTGGTGTAAGAAATGAGGTACCTTTATCTACTAATGACAGACAAGTAGCTTCTTCGTTCGGTATTACAGGCGATGACATAGCAAACAATTTTGTTATGTATCATATATTAAGTGAATTCTATATAGGTTTAAGAAATGAGCAGAATGCCAACTTACCTTCAGGTGTTCAACCCTATGAGACATGGCAAATTCAAGCACCTGCATGGGTCCATGAAAGAGGTTTGAGTAAAGTTGAAAAGAACGAAGTACAAAACTATGACGATTACGCACTTGTATTAGAAAATAGAGTTATACCTAAATTAAAAGAACAAGGTATCTCTGTACCAAATGATAAAATAACAAAAGATGTTTTAAGAAATCCAATGGTGCCATATGCGTTGAGGGATAATCTACTTGGTTTTCAAGAAGCCTATGTGGGTACGGTTGAAGTAAACACACAATCTAATGTTGTTGGGAAACAATTTGAAGAGAACGTATCTCTTATGAGAGGTGAAGAAGGCTTTGTAGGAGCAACAAAGGAAGCTGACACTATCATTGCAGAAGGCATGAGAAAACTAACAGCAAGATCAAGAATTGGTGGAAAAAAATTACCATCAGTGATTGATCAAATTGCTACTGCAATGTTGGGTAAAAAAGTATCTATGGTTAGGGTAACCACCGATGGGTTTGGTACTTATGCAGGTTTCTCTTCTCCAAACATTCGTATTCCAATGAGATACAAAGATTCTAAAGGTTATGGAAACTTTGATGAAAAAGATGTGGACACTTTCTTATCATTACTAAGTGGACCTCTTGGACAAGAAGCAGCAGCGGCAGGTCTTTTTGTTGATGCTAATATGAATGAAGCACCTCCTGCTGGATTTGATAGAACCTTTAGTGTGTTTGTAAAAACTGGAGGAAAATTTGGAAAATCTGAAATTGAACCTAGAGGTATAGGAGAATTAAGTGCCAAATTAAATAAGCCTGTGTCTATGTCTGTTGTGGCAAACGGTTACTTATTTGACATACATCTTGAGGGTGGTCCGTCTATTACAGATCCACAAGTTATAATGGATGCAGTAGAGGGTACAGGTCTTGCTCTTCTAGGAGAAATTAGTTTAATACCTAGAGACTATAAGGTTCGTTACTTTGAAAGAGTTGCAACTCCATATAGTGATGGGTATAGTAAGATAATAAGTGATTTTAAGAAAGGTATTATAAATGAAGCAACCCAAGAAATCTCCGACCTCAGTCCTCGGATCGGGAAAGGTCAAGCCAGAGACTACATCCTCGGAAACATCGAAGAAATCAACACCGTACAAAATTCTATCCAAAAAAGAATTGAAAGAATTAGGCTTAGATCGAGGGAGCGAGTTAATAATCTCGATGAAGTAAGAGATAGAGTAAGATCCTTACACGATGAAATGAAAGCCAAACAAAAGGCTTTTAATAAAAAGATAGAACCTAAGTTAGAAAACCTTAGACAGACTGAACTTAGATCACAAGAATCACAAGACACAATAGCACCGTATCCAGAAGACGTGGATACTGAAAATGATATTGATCCACTATTTGCTAGACCAAGCAGGAATTACTCAAAGACACAAGAGAGATTAGAAAAGATATCTAAAAATTCTTTTACAGGTATCTTTACAAGTAGTGCAAGAAGACTAGTAGGTTTAACCAGAGGTACAGATATTGGTTATAAATTAGCTAATATCCTTGACCGTGATAAATATGCTCGTACTTCAAGAGATACTACAGGCACTATTGAAATGGATGTACATGAAGAGATCAATCAGGGTCTTGGTAAATTTACACAACAATTCAATGACATTTTAAATAATATGACAACTGCACAGATCAAGTTAGTGCCTGATTTGTTGAGAGGTAGATTTGTAAATAAAGATACAGGTAGAATACAAATAACACCTGAAATGCAAAGAGTTGGTTTAGGTATTAACAAAGCAGTTGAACTTAGAAAGTTAATGAATGACTTATATAGTTTAATTGAACAGACCTATGCTCAATATAATGCTCCCCCTCCTCCCAAAATACTTATGTATTTTCCTCAAGTCTATAAATTAGACGGTAAATTTACTGAAGGTCTGTTGAACGGGTTAGATAAAACTCAAGGCTTACAAGATTTCTTTAAACAAGTATTTACAAATGATGGTGTTCAAGAAGCTGACGTTAAGGCTAAAGACTTAGTATCCAAAATTCTTAATGAGGGTAATGCTCCTACATGGGGTTTTGATTTAGCAACCGTTGCAGGTCAGAAGGTATTTAGATTTACTCCTCAAGAAATGAGAAGGGTTATAAATATGAACCCTTATCAAGAATTTGATGTGACTATGTCTAATGGTCAGATAAAGAAAATGAAGTTAGCAGATTTTCTTGATAACGATACATATGGTGTTCTTCAAAAGTATATAACAACTACTGTCAGACGTATGGCTTTTGTAAATAGATTTGGTCCTAAAGCTGAAAAGATATCAGAAGCTGTAAACGAAGGTGGTACAATCGATCAAGAACTTGGAGCAAGAGGCGAAGCACCATTATCACCAGAAGATAGATCAGCTATATTTAATTTAATAAGAGCAAACCTAGGTATACTTCCAACTCATTCTTTCTTTGGTGCAGGAAAAAGTGATAGAGCTTACGGTGTTCAACAAGGCATGAAGTCTTTTACTAACTTGTTGTTTCTCAATTTATCATTCTTACCTGCAACATTAGAGCCTTTGATTGCGTTCAATAGATTAGGAATGTTCGGCGGTCTTGCTACATTAAATGAGTATGCAAAAAATACTTTAAGAATGCCCTACCGTATGGCTAAGAGTACTGCCAAAGGTGCATTTACTAAGGGCACTATTGGAGATAAGTACAGAGAGTTTAAGAAAACTTATGATGCAGATGATAGTGACTTACAGATATTTGCTAAACACATAGGTACAATCTTTGAAGGCTTTCAATATGCTTATCAAAATGCAGCCGAAGTTAATGCTAGTGTTAAGTGGGAAAAAGTTGATCAGATAATATTTAAGTACAATTTACTTCAGCCAATCACAGATGCAACAAGAGTTGCGGCATTAAGAGGTGCTATTGTATCCCTACCCCACTGGGCAAAGAAAGCTAAAAAGGGTAGCCAGATGTATACCCGATATCTTCAGGAAGTAGGTCTTGTAGCATCTGATCTTGATATGTTTGATCCTACTGATCCAATGGGAACATCTAATCCTAAAATAAGAGCAGCCTTAAATGACATAGTCGCTTCCATTATCATTGCTCCAGATGCAGGAAGAAAACCTACATGGATGTCAGACCCAAGATTTGGTTTACTATCACACATTAAAACATGGACATTTACTTTTACAAACACAGTCTTACAAAGATCATACAAAGAATTGATGGCTCACGGTAATCCAATGCCGTTGGTTTACCTTGCAGGTTTTGGTGCAATGTTATCTCTTCAACACACACTTAGAGAGTGGATGACTTACGGAGAAGAAGGTAACCCATTCCTCAATGAAATGTTTGATGAAGATGAGGACACATTAAGGTTTGTATATAATGCTTTTGAAAGAGGCGGATTATTTGGTGTCTTTCAGTTTGTAGCTGATTTTATTGTAGGTTCAAGGATAGGAAGACAATCATTTGACCCAGGGGGAACATTGATACCTGCATATAATCTTGTAAAGAGATTTGGAGATGTTCTTGCAGGTTTAGTACAGTCAGTAAGTACAGATGCTAGAGAACAAGCAAAAGGTCTTAGAAAAGCATTTGATAACTTTACTAGATTATTACCACTTATAAGTATCACAGGGCAGGCAAGAAAAGACCTAGTTGATTATGTAACTCCAAAAGCACCTAGAAAAAGAAAGGGTGCCTTTAGTTTTCCAAGCACAAATGCCTTTGGAGGCAACAGTTTCAATTCTTTCGGAAGGTAAATCAGACGTAGACACAGACACAAACAAATAGTATAGTAGGGATAATATGACAATACTTATAACAAAATATAAAACAGGTATAGATTTACCGCCACTTACTACAAGTCTCAACCATTTAGATGGTGAGAACAGTCTGACATTTCCATATAAGTCAGGTGACAATCAAGACACCTTTAGCACAACTGCGGGTGTACATTTATGTTTTGTCAATGGTGGTAATTTAATCTTAACCGATGATACAGATACTTTTACAGTTGCTTTTGGTGCATCTAATATATCAATCACATGGCACAGTCGGATAAACTCTCTTGCAGACGTTGACGATGTTGTCTTTGTATTCAATGCTTTTGCGAAACCAACCTCTGGAATAACACGTCTAAAATACGTTGCGACTTCAGGGCAGACTGTGTTCTCGGGCAATGATGCTAACGGTACTGCCCTGTCCATACAAGATAGTAGTATTCAAGTATTTAAGAATGATAATTTTTTAGATGAATCTGACTACACGTTAGATATATCAAATAATAGAGTTACCCTGTCAGGACCTAATGCTGCGGCGGCAGGTGATATAGTTTCCATGTTTGTTTTTTCCTCAATTGGAGATCAGACAGCACTTGATAATGCAACAACTGCTGCAAGTGATTCAGCTACTGCGGCGGCAGCAAGTGCAACTGCGGCGGCATCCAGTGCAGGAGCAGTTAATACAGGTGTCACGGCATCAGCTAACAGTGCAACCGCATCAGCTAACAGTGCTACCGCAAGTGCAAATAGTGCAACGGCAAGTGCAAACAGTGCAAGTACTTCAAGCGGACATGCAACAACTGCTTCTGGACACGCAACAACTGCACAAAATTATGCAGTAAAAGTTGATGGTGTTGTACCAAGTACATCAGATTATTCATCTAAGGCATGGGCAGTTGGTGGCACAGGTGTTGATGGTTCTTCTGGTGGTGGAGCAGCCAAAGATTGGGCAACCGATACAACTAATACAGTAGATAATACTGAATATAGTGCCAAAGAATATGCAATAGGAACTCAGTCAGGCAACACTAACGGATCAGCAAAACAATGGGCACTTGGTGGTGGTAATAGTTTTTCACCATCAACAGCAGTCTCAGGTGGTTTATATTCAGCAAAATATTGGGCAGATCAAGCGGCTTCTTCAGTAGCTAACTTTGATGAAAAATATTATGGGAATTATGCGAATGATGCAGCAGCAGAGAATGCACATGAAGCAGCAGGTAAAACTGTAACTGTCGGTGACTTATATTTTAACACAACACTCAATGCAGTCAGGTACTGTCAGGTTGCACCATCAGGTTCAGGTTCACCCGTAGGTACATGGCAATCAATAGCACAACAAGATTTATCTGGGTTTCCGACTGCGGGGTTCACTATAGCCATGTCAATAGCGTTGTAACAGGAGTATAGAATGGCACAAAATTTTAGAAGATATGCTTTAAGAAACATAGGCACAACAGCGGCAGATGCACCTAATGGGGCTGACTTTAATTCATATGACACAATCATAGGAATACACCTAGCCAATACAACATCAAATACAATCAATGCGACTGTATTCTTAACCGATTACAACGATGATAATGATGATGATCCATCAAACAATAATAAATATTACCTTCTCTCTAATGCACCCATCCCCTCTGGATCGGCATTACAGGTTCTAGATGGCGGTGCAAAATTAGTTGTTCAAGATGGTGACAGATTATGGATTCAGTCAGACACAGCTAGTTCTTTAGATGCATGGGTTTCAGCAGTAGATGATATTAGTACTTAGGAGAATTAAATGGCATATATAGGCAATCAAGCATCTGTTGCATTTAATAGTATAACAAAACAAGATCTTACTGGTGCTACTGGTGGAACTTTAACTTTAACTAATGCAGTAGCTAACGAGAATGAAATTGCACTTTACATTAATAATGTAAGACAGGAACCCGCAACATCTTATACAGCAAGTGGAACTACTGTAACTCTACAAGGTTATACCGTAGCCGCAACAGATGATATTTACGTTGTCTACTTAGGAAAAGGTCAACAAACAGTAGTTACACCAGATGGCTCAGTGACAGGTGCCAAGTTTGGTACTGGTGCTGCACATGGTCTTGGAATATTCAAGGGTGATCCTGCAAGTGATCTAGGTGCTATTATAAGAGTTCATGAAAATGAATTGAATACAAACGTAACTATTGATGCCAATACAAATGGAATAGCAAGCGGACCACTAACAATAGCTAGTGGTGTCACATTAACAATTTCTAGTGGAGGAGCATTGTCAATAGTATGAGTATATTAAGAACAAATCAAATACAAGATACTGGAACTAATGTTGCAGCAAATATCAGTGGCGGTGTTATAACAACTACAAATAATATAGTAGCTCCTAACTTAGTAACCTCTCCTTCAATGGCATCATATGCATGGAGTGCAACAGATCAAAATAATTCTAATACAACAATTGCAGTTTCCAATACTATTGTAAATATAGGAAACGATTTAGCTAGTACTGGTGTATATACTTGTCCAGTAAATGGAATATATAGAGCCACTATTTGGGGAATGACTGGGGGCGATGGTGGCAATTCAAATTCAGGTCTTTTTGTAACTTATTTATCTATAGATGACTCATTTCCGAGTTTAGCTTATTTAAAAAAATATGTTGAACCAGCAGGCACATATGCTCATTTTTCTGCTGATATAATGATCCCATTAAACGCAAATCAAACTTTGAGTTGGGGTTTGCAAGCTAATTATAGAACTTTGCATGACAAATTTGGGACAGCATCATTTAAATTGGAGCATCAGACATGAGTGAATTAAGATCAAATAGAATTACAGATGTTGCTGGAACAGCATCTCCCTATATTCCTGGAGCAGTGTTGCAAGTTGTTCAAAATACTTCAAATTCTGCTCATAGTAATACAGCAACAAGTTTTACATCAACTGGATTTTCAGTAACAATAACTCCACAAAGTTCATCAAGTAAAATATTATTAAATGTAAATGCTACTGTTAGTGCAAGTGCTACTAATATTCAACCTATAGTTACAATATATAGGGGTTCAACAAATTTAGGACAATCTACTAGAGGTTTTGGTCAAACTTTTAATGGTGCTGGAAGTTCTCATATGCCTTTTTCTACAACTTTTTTAGATAGTCCTAATACTACAAATGCAATTACATATACTATTTATATGAGGACAAATAGTGGAACATATATTTGGGGTGCTGACAGTGGGACACAAACATTTATAGCAATGGAAATAGGAGGATAGCATGAGTACATTAAAAGTCGGTGCTATACAAAGTACAACAGGTAATGCTGCTATGACTGTAGCTAATAATGGTAATTTAACTATTCCTCAGAATGTAACATTTAATAATGTTCCTTCTGGAATAGGAAATAATTATATTAGATTAGCACAAACATCAGTTACATCTGCTGTTGCTACCGTTGATTTTAATAGTAGTGTTATTGACTCATCTACATATAGAAACTTCTTTTTTACATACAATTGTGTAACTTGTGTGTCTGGAAATTATGATTTAATTCTAAGATTTTCTTCAGATAATTTATCTAGTTTTATGACTTGTATTAGTCAAATGAATTATAGACAAATAAACGGAGGTGACACTGGTCATGTGCCTAATCGTGGTAATCATATATTAACTGAAGATGAAGAAAATGATGAAACAAATGCAAGTACTGGATTTGGTTATATTATGAACGCTAATAGAAAGTCATCAAATAATAACACAACTAATATGTTTATTTTTAGTGAAGGTACTACCATTAATGATAACACAGTTGGTTACTATTCATATGATACAAACTCAGTTTGTGGAAGTGGAAGCGACCCTTTAAATGCCATTAGGTTTAGTGGTGCTACAAATATTACCGCAGGAATATTTACAATATATGGGATACCAAATTAATGAAAAAAATTTTAAATGGCGAATTAGTAGATATGTCAGAAGAAGAAGCATTATCTGTAAAAACTTATCAAAAAGAAATGAAAAAAGAGAAAGATGCTAGAATTGCTGCAAAAACTGCTAAAGCAACAAATGAAGCATCGGCTATTACCAAGCTCAAGGCTTTGGGTTTAACTGATGATGAAATAACAGCGATAAGAGGTTAGCATGCCAAAAAGTCAAATAATATCAGCTAGTATTACCGATGGTGGAATCACTAATACTGATATAGCTGATAGCACATTAACAACAACTAAGCTAGCAACTCCTAACTTAGGTAGACGTAACTTAGTTTTGAACTCAAAATTTTCTATTGCCCAAAGAGGAACTAGCTTTAGTGGTTTTTCTACTAGTCAATATCATTTAGATAGATTTAGAAATGGTATGGGTGATACTACAGCAAGGTTTACTGTTACTCAGGCTTCATCAGGATTAAATGGTTTTCCACATTGTTTGAAATATGATTGTACTACAGCAGAATCAAGTTTGAATAATGGTAATGCTAGAATGTTTTTGCATACAAGATTTGAAGGTCAAGATTTACAGCATATAAAAAAAGGTACATCTGATGCAGAGAAAGTAACTGTATCATTCTATGTTAAATCAAATAAAACTGGAACATATATTCTTGAGTTAGAGGATAAAGATAATACAAGGCAAATATCCAAAGCATATACAATAAATTCAGCTAATACTTGGGAACAGAAAATTATTACATTTGATGCTGACACAACTGGTGCTTTTGACAACGACAATAATAACTCTTGCCACCTTACTTGGCATTTAATCGCTGGTACTAATTATCAAAGTGGAACACTCAATACATCTTGGGCATCTCAAACTCATGCTAATCGTGCTGTTGGAAATGTTAACATAGGCGATAGCACCGACAACACTTGGGAGATAACAGGCATCCAAATGGAAGTAAGCGAACAAGCCACACCATTTGAGCATAGGTCATTTGGGGAAGAGCTTTCTTTGTGTAAGAGGTACTTTCAAAGTTATACAGACAATGGTTCAGGTGGTGGCTATGTAACAAATGGAACAATAGTAGTTCAAAGATTTTATGGAACATTTAGATACCAAAAACAAATGAGAGCAATTCCATCTATTACTTCAACAAGTGGTGGTTTTAATGTGCAAAGTTCTGCTGCTTCTGTTGGTAGTCAGAGCATAGATGAAACACACAATCCAACTATTGATTCAGTACGTTTTAGAACTGGGTCTAATGTTAATAATAGCAATGGTCAAGGAGCACTTTTGCGATTTGATACTGGAACTATAGAGATAGATGCAGAGCTATAGGAGTTAATATGAATATACAATCAGCACAATATGTAGAAATAGAGGGTTCAGTTGCAACAATTCGTGCCACAATAGATGGTGTTGAATGGCAAGTGCCAATATCAACTAACAACAGACACTACCAAGCAATCCAAGAATGGTCGAAGATTGAAGGCAATACAATACAGGAGGCAGACTAATGCCATATATAGGAAAAGAACCCTTACATGGGGAATATATAAAGCTAGATCCGATAACAGCTAGTGCAACCGCTACCTATAACTTACTAAGAAGTGGTACAGCATTTAGTCCTGGGACTGCCGAGCAGTGTATTGTAAGTCTTAACGGAGTAACACAAGCTCCAGGGGATGCTTATACAATATCAGGTAGTCAAATAACATTTAGCGAAGCACTGACAAGTAGTGATGTTATTAATTACATCTTAGTCATGGGTAACAATCTAGACACAGGCACACCGTCTGTTGGTTCAGTTCAAGCAGCACAGTTATCTAATACATTGTTTAGAGATCCATTAAGAATTAACGATGCTAGTATTGACACCAATATAACAATAGCCAGTACAGAAAGAGCTATGGTAGCTGGAGATATCTCTGTTGCTAACGGTGTAACACTAACAGTAAATGGAGTTTTAACAGTAGTATGAGTAAAATATTTGTAGACGAAATACAGCCTAAAACTAGTGATGGTGTAATCAATGCCAAAGGTATGGTTATACAAGTAGTATCGCACAAAAATTCTGCACCTAATAGCACTACTTCATCTTCTTTTGTGGCTACAAATTCAACAGTAACAATTACACCAACTTCAACAAACAGTAAAATACTTATTCAGGCAAATGCACCATTATATGGAAATAATAATAATACCCATACTTATACAACAATCTATAGAGATAATGTAAATTTAAATGGAACATCAGAACTTCAGTTATTTGCCACTGGATCTGATGCTATGGGGAGATGGAGTAATGGCTCAATGCAGTTTTTAGATTCTCCTAATACAACGTCATCAGTTACATACACAGTTTATTTTAGAAACTCTACTAGTGGAACATCACATTATGATGCAAATGGTGGAATGGCAATTATAACAGCAATGGAAATCGGAGGTTAATATGAGCAGTAAACTAGGTGTAGAAAACATAGCACATACCAACGGAACAAATGCCATGACTATAAGTAGTGGTGGTATAATCACACAGCCAAACAAACCAAGATTTCATGCGAGAAGAACTGGCTCTCACCAAAGTGAAACAGATAATACAAATAATGATGCTGTATTTAATACTGAAGATTTTGACGTTCAAGGAAATTACAATACATCTAATGGCACATATACAGTTACTCATTCGGGAACATATTTTATTTATACAACTGTTACTTTTACAAGAGATGATAGTGATTTAAGAGATGCTGCAATAGGTATTTTAGTAAATGGTAGTCCAAAAGCAAATACTTTAGAAAGATATGCAACTAATGATGTAGCACAAACAAAATTATCATTATCTTTATTACTTTCTTTAAATGCAAATGATGTAGTTAAGGTAAGGGTTTTTGCAAACTCTGTAAGTGGCAATAATATTAATATGGTTTCACAACATACTGCTGGGCTTAATCCTGATCCTGATTTTGATACTACTGGGTTTTGTTCTTTCTTTGGGGGGTATATGATATAATGACAAGCATACTTAAAGTAGACAACATACAAAATGCTAGTGGTACTGGCACTCCTTATATAACTGGTGCTGTGTTGCAGACAGTAGTACAGCAAGAAACTGGTGCCACAACCTTTACTCAAAGTGGCACTAATGAAGTAATAATGATAGCATCAAATGCAGGTAATTCAACTAGTCATTTATCATTAAGCATTACACCAAAGTCAGCTAATTCTAAGATACTACTTACTGCATCTATATTTCACGAAATAAATAATAATGCAAATCATTCAACTTTATGGAGTTTTTATAGAGATAGTACAAAACTTGCTGCTCCTGTTTCAGGAAGTAGAAGAAGTGCTATTGCTCAAACTGTTATGGGTTATGCTAGTTTTGATGCTAGTAGTACTGCTGATATGGCTACTTACCATTACTACGACAGTCCTAGCACAACGTCAGCAATTACTTATGCAGTATCTTTTCAAAACACTGAATCAAATATTGTTCTTTCTTTGAATAAAACTGTTGATGACCATAACACTGCATCATTTGAAAGAGGTATATCAATACTAATAGCACAAGAGATAGGAGGGTAGCATGGCATTAACAAAACTAAACTTCACTGGTCAGCCTACATTACCTTCAGCTAATATGCCTACTGGTAGTGTTATACAAACAGTACAAACATACGATAATACAAATGAACAAACTTATAATGCAACTGCATTTACAAATATATCTCATTTAAATACTACAATAACACCTAAGTTATCAAATTCTAAATTTTTAATTCAATGCACAATAAGTGGTGCTCATAATGATGATGCTTATGTTGGATTTAAATTATATAAAGGTAATACAGAAATAACTGGTGCAACACATACTGCTGGGTCTCCTGGAACTGGTTGTATGTTTGGATTTACAGTTGATCGTGGTGCTGGTGGTAATGTAGGTCATCATTTGCAAACTGTATCTGCTAAGTTTTTACATACTCATGGTGGCGATACTTCTACAGCACAGACTTATAAAATATATGTATCTCCAATGAGAACAATAACGAGATATTTTTATTATAATCGAGTTGGAATATATGGTGATGCAAATCAATTAAGTGGTGTATCTTCTATGACAATTCAGGAGATAGCTGGGTAAAAAAATTTTAACTAATGCCAGACACAGACATAGAATTTTATGGTATAATAAGACACTTAACAAGAAAGTAAAATTATGGAAATAGATGGAATGTTATTTTGGAATGTCATATTAAGTTTGGTGATAGTCCCCTTTCTTTATGTATTCAAAGCAACATGTGCTGAGTTGAAGCGTGTGCAGATCCTGTTGAATCAGACACGGGAAACTTACGCAACCAAAGAAGATCTAAGAGATCAATCCACTCGTATCTTTGAAACACTCCACAGACTAGAGGACAAGTTAGATAACTTGATATCGAAGCATGGCTAAGAAAAAGAAAAAAGGATCTATGAAAGGTTACACCATTAAAGGTGGACATAAAAGATCAACAAAGTCTGGAGCGGGGATGACTAAAAAAGGTGTTGCAAAATACCGTAGAGAAAATCCTGGGTCCAAATTGCAGACGGCGGTAACCGAGAAGAACCCGTCTAAAAAGAGAGCCGCAAGAAGGAAGTCCTTTTGTGCAAGATCAGCAGGACAAATGAAGAAATTCCCAAAGGCAGCTAAAGATCCCAACAGTCGTTTACGACAAGCAAGAAGAAGATGGAGATGTTAAATGAAGACGAGAACTTCAACCACGCACATTGTCATACATTGTGCTGACACCTATGCAGATATGGATATAGGTGCTGATGATATTAGAAAATGGCACGTTGATGAAAGAGGATGGTCAGACATTGGCTATCATAAAGTCATCAGGCGTGACGGAACCGTAGAAGACGGTAGAGACATTAACGTGTCTGGTGCACATGCAGCAGGTTTTAACAGCGTCAGTGTCGGTGTCTGTCTAGTAGGCGGTCGTGGCAAAGATAATAAAGCTGAAAATAATTTTACTGAGGCACAAATGGCTTCTCTCAAAGAAGTTGTTGAAGACCTTATGGCTAAATATGAATGGGCACAGCCTATGGGTCATAGGGATTTACCGAATGTAACAAAAGAATGTCCATCATTTGATGTCCTTGAGTGGTGGCATGGGGCAGAAGATAACTCAAATAACTTTGTTAAATCGGAGACTTAAATATGATGAAAATGAAAGGCAAGAAAAAAATTAAGAAGCCTATAAAGAAAAAAGGCTACTAATCATGGCTATGTTTTGGCTTACATTAGCCAAAGTATTTTGCAAAATTGGCAACACATTTTGGCATATGCATGTCGATTGTATCAGAAAGAGACAATCGGAGGATAGGCGAAGATGGACCCAGTAACTGTTTCTGTAGCTCTTACCGCAGCGAACACTGCATTTAATGCAATTAAGCGTGGGTTCTCTATTGGTAGAGATATAGAACAAATGTCTGGAGATGTAGGGCGGTGGATGTCTGCTGTGTCTGATGTAGACAATGCAGCGAAATTGGCTAAGAACCCTCCCCTGTTCGGCAAGCTATTCAAAGCAGGATCAGTAGAAGAAGCCGCCTTACAAGCATACGCAGCTAAGAAAAAATTAGAAACACAAAGACAAGAACTAAAAACTTTTTTGAATTTTACTTATGGACCACAAGCCTATGCAGATTTGTTGTCTATGGAAGCAGACATAAGAAAGCAAAGACAACAGACTATTTACAAACAGCAACAGATGAGAAGACAAATACTCGAAGGTGTCGGTTGGGTTGTAATTGTACTTCTGTTAGGTGGATTCACACTTTTAATAGCAAGTGTTTGGATCAAGAGAGCAAAGGCTGATGATTATAAATATGTACCGAAGCCTTATACAAAGCAACAACTATTAAACAAAGGTGAGATTGCAAAGATACAGTACACAACTTGTAGATTAAAGAAGAGAGTTACATCGAAATTTACCAACAAAAAAGGATGTATTTATCAAGGCGGTAACAAAACATTTACCCTAATGATCGAGAGTTGGTGCCCTAGGAAATATCGTTGTGTGTATGACCCACACAGCAAAGAGCCCGATATTGATGATGTACTGGAAAGTTTAAGGAGTATTGGTGGAAAGTAATGTTTAAATGTCTCGTCATAGCATGTCTGATAAGTAACCCAAGTTACTGTCAGGTATTGGAGAACACAGAGTATCCAGTTGTATATAAGACTTATGATGAATGTAAAGTTAGAGCAATGGAGATAGCATCACAGATTCCAATATTTTTAAGGGGATACAGAGCAACCAAATGGAAATGTAAAGAAGTTCAGGAAGGAAAATTTTTATGAAAAAGAAAACTTTAACAGAAAGACAAAAGCAGACTTTGAAAAGACATTCAGTACATCACACTGCCAGACACATGTCTGAGATGAGGAAGTTAATGCTGCAAGGTAAAACCTTCACAGCAGCACACAAGATCGCAATGAAGAAAGTAGGTAAATAATGGATAGTACAATTTTAGATGCATGGAATGAACTAAGTTATTTCGAGGGCACGTTATTCACTGTCTGGTTGTTCATTCTTTATTACGGAAAAGTCTGGATAGACACGAAGTTTAAAAAGGAGTGCACATGTTCCAAGCGTTAATAGGACCTATTGCAAATCTAGCAGGTGCTTGGTTTGAGAATAAAGTTGAAAAGACAAAGGCAGATGGTGCGGCTAAAGTTGCAGAGGCAAAAGCTCGTGCAACTGTTGCAGAGAAAGTTGCATCAGGTCAGGTTGAATGGGAAGGCAAGATGGCGGATGCTACAGTGGATTCTTGGAAAGACGAGTTCGCCTTAGTAGTCCTATTGGCTCCTGCAATTCTAGTATTTATTCCAGGTATGAGAGAGTATGTGAAAGAAGGATTTCAAATACTAGCCACTCTACCTGATTGGTATCAATACCTTTTATATATAGCTATCTCCGCATCGTTCGGAATCAAAGGTGTTGGTCAAGCAGCAAAAATGTTGAAAGGAAAAAAATAATGGCAAAGAAACCTGTACCAAAAAACAAGGCTTTATATTCAAGAGTAAAGTCTGAAGCAAAGAAGAAATTCAAGGTCTATCCTTCAGCGTATGCAAATGCTTGGCTTGTGCGTACATATAAGAAACGTGGTGGGACATACGCATAATGGCTTATTCTGGTGGATTAAGAAAATGGTTTAAGGAAGATTGGCGAGATGTCAAGACAGGCAAGAAGTGTGGTCGTTCTGGTAAAGAAAAAAAGAAGAGACCCTACCCTGCTTGCCGACCAAAGGCAGTAGTTAGTCGAATTAGTAAAAAGGAAGCCAGTAAAAAGACAGGTCCTAAAAGAGTACAGTGGTCAGTTACTGCTTCTGGTAGAAAAAGGAAAAAGAAATAATGAAAAAACTATCTTCAAAACAAAAGAAAATCGCAAGAGTTGCACCTCCAAGAAACAAAATTACAGGTGCAGATTTTAAGAAACTAAAAAGAAAGAAATAGCTATGGCAAACTTTGGACAAATCTCAACCTTTATGAAGGCTATTGGTAATTCTTATCTACCAGAGGGTATGCAAACAGAACAATATACCAATGAGGATTTTAACGATGCTACTAAAACCGCATTACTAAAGTTCTTACAAGCTAACTATGGCGATAAAGAAGCAGGCACTTACCCCGTATCTTATGATGATTTAAATAATTATTTTAAGGCTCAAAGTGTTTTGAATGATGGTGGTTTGTTCTCTGATGCAGGTGCAATCAAAACTACACTTGGTGCTTTTAATGTAAATAAAAGTCCAGACGGATCTTTTCAAATAACAGATACTTATGATTTCAATAAGACAGATGAATATGGAAAACCATTGAACAAAACACCTACCTTTGGAGATGTTATGTCTAGACTATCTCCAAGTAATATTATGGACAAAGGCTTTGGTAAAAGTCTTTATGGAGCGGCTAGAATGTTTGGGGGTATGAGAATACCAGAGGGTTCATCCAATGCTATTCCTATTAATATTAATTTTCCTGCACCACCACCTGTTCCTGTGATGAGACCAAATGTTGAGGAACAACAAGTCGCAGAAGTTGCCCCTCAATTTGGATTTGGATCTTTAAGAAAGCCTTCGCTTTAAGTGAATTATATAAGCTAACATACAGACAAAGATCAACGGTTCAATGATGACGAATATCCAGATGTTTATTTCATTATAAGTCATGCCTAATGGCTTGGCTAACTCAACGAGTAGCCAAACACACCAATCAAAAGTTATATCCATTATTTCCATATAAGTCATTTTAGTTCTTCTCCCTTATTATAAATTGATTGTGAAAAAGTTGTGTCAAGATTTGTGTCAAGATTGGTATATAAAATATATAATATATATAAAATATATAAAATTATTGCCCAAAAAAATAATTGAGAAATAACTTGCCATCCTCTAAAACCTAGGCTACACAACAGATATATGGTTTTGCGAGCGTGGCGGAATGGTAGACGCACTGGACTTAAAATCCACCGATACATATAAGAAAACCCATACATATCAATTACTTACACTAAAAACACCACTGTGTGTGGCGACTTTTGTGGCAACTTTTCTTTTTGCCTCGTGTAAATCCTCTGTAAATAGATGAGCATACTTCTCTGTGATGGTTACATTTGAGTGTCCCAACAACTTAGATAAAGTATAAATAGGCATACCTTTTCGTATCTCATCTGTGGCATAAGTGTGTCTTAAATCATGCCAACTAAAGTCTGTAATGTTACTATTTTTCAGACATGTTTCCCAAGACGAGCGATTAGAGTTTACCCTATGTCCTGTGTCTGGGTTATAAAATAGATGACCACTAAAGCTGGCAGGTTTTTTTAATAATATCTCTACTATTTCTAGTGCTTCATCACATAAAGGCACTACCCTAACCTTACCATTCTTTGTTACAGTATCTCTTAAAACAAATTGAGGTCCGTAGTTAGTACGTTCAAAGTCTGTTCGTAATAAAGAGAACTGCTCGTTCCATCTCATACCTGTAAGTAAAGCAATTTTAATTTGATAATACAGATCTGGGTTCTTACTATTCTTTGCAGTATCTAGTAAACATTTCTTCTCATAATCATCAAGACTTCTTATCCTATCTTTACTTTCTTGTAGTGACTTTTTATCAAAAGATCTGACTATGTTATGCCCATCCCATGTACTATTCTTTATTATATATTCGTACATTTTACCAAGCATACTCAGATCTCTTATGATAGTGGGATCATTACATGGTTTGATATCTTTAGTACCTTCTCTTCGACATTCTACATAAGCTGCAATGTCCTGTCTGGTTATGTCTTTCAGCATCCTACCTTGAAAGTATGGGGTTACCATCTTAATACTTTGAAGATATCTTTTAGCGGAACTTTCTTTGATGGCTCTTCTCTGAAATACAAGTTCACCATTAGGGGTATACTTTAATCCACAGTAATTATTTAGGAACTTTAACATTGCCTCAGAAAAAGGAATGTCAGACTGTGTAGTAGCGAGTTCAGCTATCTTTTGTCGTTGTGCTAGAACTGACTGCTTATCAGCTTGCCGTTTAGAACTTGCATTAATTCTTGGTCTGTATCTTTTACCCTTGATTGTAAAGTCAGCAAACCATTGTCCGTTTCGGTAGAAACTTCCCATTCTTGTTCTCCTCTCTTTATCCATTGGTTAAGTTTGTCAGTCTTAAATCGCCAAGATTTATTAAAGCGGTAAACGCAACCATCGAATTTCCCCTCTCGAATCCACAAGTAAACCGTAGGTATTGCTAGGTTTAATTTGGAGGCTACATTTCTAACTGTATAAAAACTTGACGACATGATTATAATCTCTTATATGTAAAAAAAGCAACATTTAAATATGATGAGGGAGATAAAAGATTGGCAGAGGAGAATGAACAAGTATATGGAGTAGATATATACTTACATAAAATTAGAGGTTGGGTTACATCTAGAGGCTTTACACCACATGGATTGGCTAAAGCAGCTAGTTTTGGACCAGGAACCTTTGCAGATATGTACACACCTAAATGGAACCCACGAGTATCCACATTACGGGAACTCGAGGACTTCATGTTAAGATATGATATAAGGATGAGCAGAGGTAAAAAGTAAATCATCTGCTCTCTAATCTATCTATCAGTCTTGTTAAATACCACTGAGCCTT